TCTGACCCATAACGACACACACCAGCTAGGACTGCTCGTTCAGCAGCTACATCAGATAGTATCATTTAATGCGACCCTCTCATTGAACAGCATGAGTTGCATTTAAATCGATCTCGTTCTGGTGGAATCAAAGCGGGTGATACTTTAACGGTTTTACCACAAACCATACAGCGTGCTGATATCTTTTGGAAACCCGGTGACTTAGGCATCATACCACCTTCCTTGGGCTGGTCCAAACCTTTTTCTTTATCAAACTTAGTAGCAGATTTCAACTCTGCTTTTTCTTGTGGGTTCAAATGAATGTCATACATAAAATCAGAAGCGTCCACTTTCTTCGTAGTTTTTTTACGAGGAGTTCTTTTTTTAACTGGCTTTTTCTTTGTTGTTTTCTTACTTACTTTTGGTTGAAGCAGGTTTGTTAAATTGGCCAGATCTTCTTCCGATAAATTAGACAACAGTTCTGCAATTTGTTCTTTTTTATCCATGCTTTAAAACCTTTGATCGTTGAACGCTAAGAAAAATATCACTCATGCCTTTTATCGACGACGACAGATATGTAAGACGATCAGCGCGTTGTTGCGCGTATCTTTTTATATCAGAGATTTTACTAGTATAACCATCTTCTTTAACAGCCTGATTAAACTGGCTTTCCCAAGAACCTCGATAAGATTGTTCTTTCCCGGCAATCGTACTTTTTAGAACCTTGTCTGCCCAATTAATCCTTGCTATTTCTCTATTATAACTTCTTTGTATATGAAATGCAAGACTAGATAATAATAGTGCAGCTTCGCTACACTGATCTGGAGTCAGTTTTTCTATTTGATTTCGTGTTAGTTGTAAGTATTTTTTAGCTGTATCATCATGAAAGTTATCATTAAAGCTAGGAAGTCCGAGTGAAGATTCATACTCGTCTAAGACACTGTCTAGCTTGGCTAATCGTTCTCTTGCAATATCCTGATTTTCCATTTGTCTTGGTTCTCGTTAAAAGGTAGTTCTATATAGTTTAAGTTATTAAGTTCGCACCATTCTTTTAAATTATTATCTCTGGTTTTTTGATTAACAAAGTCTTGTGCGTTGCTATGATATAGACTATTAAATTTATAATGTTGTGATCCATGAACCTCAATAATGGTTTTGATAGTGTTTATATAAAAGTCAACAAAAATTTTTTGATTGCGTCGTAGTTGAACAGGAACTTCTTCACAGATCTGTAATGTAGGATAAACATCTTTCAATAAAGAGCGGGCGGTTAGGTGAAGTTTAGATCGAGGTCTTTGGTCGTTTGATCGAATAAAGCCCTGTTCGATCTTCCACTTGTGTATTGTACCTTCTAAATCACTTACCTTCATTTTTTTCGATCCCAACCATAGAAAAAATTTCTTTTTCAAACTCGTCGTACTTATCTGAGTTGTCCTCTAAATATTTAGCTAGATTGTTTTTACCCTGTAGTTTTTCTTCGTTGGGCAACTTTAGCCATGCGCCGGATTTTTGCACAAGACCAAAATCAATCATCAGGTCTGCCAGCTCCATCTCTTTCCAAATACCCCTACCGTATTTGATGTGGCTCGTGACCTTTTGGCCGGGTGGTCCAATAGCAGAAGTAACCACTTGCCAATGAATAGTTTGGCCGATTTGGCTATCTCCTTGCATTATTTTTTCTGTATGACTAGCATGAAGTTTGACATCGACTTGGTATTTTAATGCGCTGCCTGACTTTTCTACTTTAGTTTTTTGCCTACCAAAAGAAGAAACATTTGCCATTAAGTGAGTAATGCCTACTACCGTTACCTTATTAATCGGAAGTACGTTAGAGATTCTTCTACAAAACTTAGAAAGGACTTTCTGTACAGTCATAACCTGTTGGTCGGTTAAATTACCCGTTAATTCTGCATCGCTAGAAAGAGCAGAAAAAGAATCTACAACACATATTGTTTGTGGTTGTGTATGGATGATTTGATCAAATATACTCAGATACTTTTCCGCTGATAGGATATTCCCCTGTGTAGAGCCTATGATTTTAAAAAGTTCAGGGTCTAGCTTTAACTCTTTAATACCTTCAATGTCCCTCTTCCTCAGTCTGCCTTCAATATTACCATAGTAGGTTTTTCTATTAAGTCTTTGCGCGTTCGCACAGAATGTTAATGCGGTAACTGTTTTACCAACCTTTTCTGGCCCTGTCATAATAAATAAAGAGCCTTCTGGTACTCCTCCACCCAAGGCAATATCTAACTTGGGACTTACAGAAATAACGCTAAGTTCTTCATCGGTAATTGAAGCGGGGTCGTGGAGTACATCGCCATACTCTTTTACAATATCCTTCATTCTAGTTCCTCTAGTTTTGATAAGATCGATTTTTTACTGTTGTTACTATCAAAGTTTTGTGACTGTTTAAAATCGTAATCTATTTCCAGCGATTCCTTTTTAGGAGTATGTTTATATTGACTAATCTTTTCATGCACCCACTTAGGACGTAGGCTCATAATATATTTATTCTCTCGTAGAAAGGCGATAATCTTATCTATAGTGTGTGTTTTAATTAGTTTTGTTAAGCTACGATTGTTGATTTGTTGTTGATAAAATTTTTGCCATGCAACTAAATCGAGATCTTTAGTATAGAACCCACGAGGAAGATCTTTTTTTTCCTTTAAAGCTTTGTTTTCACATATTAGCTCTACAATATATTGCCGTCCAGTTACCCACGCAAACCCTTCTTCATCCACATCTGGCGAATATCTGGATGGATAACGTCTATCGTCTGATCTAGTTTTTGCCATTAGTCGTGTATCTTATGTACCCAAGGTGAACGTTTAGTTTTTTCTTCGGATAAAATCGGTTTATCTTTAGCTATATCTCCACGCACAGAAGCAGCCTCTGTCATAACACTAACTCCTTTGTGTCCAGAAGCAGTCTTATTAATATATAACTGATCTCTTACTGACTGAGCTTTAATTTTTTCACTTTCCTTTTCTATTAGACTAACAGACCTATCGAGTTGTTCAGCCATGTTTTCAACACTTACTTCTGAAGCAACCATTCCTTCTATACATGCCCTTTCTACTTCTGTAATCTTACCCTTTTTCATAACAATTCCCTTTCTGCATTGTGTAGATATGCAATGTTCTTGGTTTTTAAAAAATCCCTATAAAATGCAAACACCTTTTCACTCACTTCTGTGAATCTCCATTCCAATCTGCCAGCATGTCCAAGTTTGCGAGACGCCATACCTTCGCTAAACATACCAATAGGATTATACAATCTGCCGTGCTTGCCACGCTTTGCATAATACTTAGTTCTTTGACCAATGGTTATTTTCATTGCAAATGCGTCTGGCGATTCTTGCGCTACTTCAGAATCAAGCTTAATACAAGGATACTGATCATTTTCAAGATATTCTTGCTTGCCAGTAATAGTATAGATCACTTCAGTTCTTTTAATTTTTTTTGTAGCTTTCTTTTTATTAATCACATGAGTTTCACTTTTCTTTTTTACACTTTTCTTTTTAGCCATAATATATCTCCTTGATTAGTCTTTTGTCCACTTTATACCGTGGTCGGGTTTTTCCATACGACTCATACCTTGAGGTAGTGGATTTCCGCCTTCTATTTTCTTAGTTTTAAAATTTTCTCTTACGTCTTGTAGCTGTGATTTGCTATATTTAGAGCTTTGTTTTTCGGCATATTGACCTATGGTCTTACAGTCAGATAAGCCTACAGAAACAAACGCATCAACATTATCCTCGGAAAAATCCCTATGAAGAATTCCACCACACGATTCGCACTTAATGGTTTTTAATTTATCAGAATATTCAGAGATCATGCATACTAAAGACGTATGATTTGAACAGGCTTCGCATATAAATGTATATTCAGGCATGTATATTGTCCTTTATATATTATACTCTCAATTCCCTATGAATAGAGGTATCCTAATAGAATTATTTGTGCCATGGCTATGGTAATAGCGACCGTTACTGCATATTTACTTTCATGAAACTTTAAAAAATATATAGATCCTATGACTATAAATGTTCCTAAAAATTTACAAAAAATAAATAGTGACACGTCTCCATTATCAGCATGTAACAACCATTTCCCCAAAGGATTTTTCTCCATTGGAATGATGAAGTCACGATTCTTACTTAACCAATAAATATCTATGCCTGAAATACACACTATGATGGTTACGCAAATATTTAATAAACTTCTCATCTCTCTTTTCTATATTATACGAATTACACACATTTCGACCATCCACATTGTGTGCATGTCACACATCCTTCTTGGCGTATTAAGCCAGTACTGCTGCATTCAGGACATGACCCCTCTTCTTCTGTTCCATCTGGAATATACTTCTTTAATGCCCTTGCCATACTTTTTGCAAAGCACGTCATATCACCCTTGACCTTTTCAAGTTGTTGCACAACCGTATGTATGTCTGCTCCATGTCGTAACGATAAAGAGGTCATACGTGTTAAGGCATCTTCTTCAGCACTACACGTAGCATTAATTGGTGAAAGCTCTAAACCATCTTCCAGTATGGCCTTATATACACCTTTTGGCCTTCCTAGCTTTAAAACAATTCCAGTTTTTACTTTTTTATCTATAAATCCGTTTTTACCGGCGAATACCTCGTAGGGTTCGTCCTCATACATACCAACCAGTACAAAATATTTCTCACCTTTAACAGTAATGTGGTACACAGCGCAGGGAAGTTCTTTAGGTCTTTTATCTGAAGTCAGAGGTCTGCTAGATTTCTTATCAAGCGAAGACGACTCAGACAGCACATTAGTCATTGTACCTGCGCGATATGTTGTAAACCCTTTTATCCCATTCTCCCACGCTTTTTTATATACGTTTTTAAAGTCTTTATAAGGATAATCATTAGGAAGGTTGATTGTTTTAGAAATTGCCGAGTCTACCCAGTTGGCAAATAGAGACATGGTGTCTACATGCGATTGTACATTTAGGTCCATTGTACACGCTGCCCATCCGGCTTCAGGATTCCATTTGTTTTTTTCTTTTAGGTGGGAAACAGCGTAGTCTTCTATCCACTCTTCTTTTAATAAGCCTCTTGTACGATCAAACTTCCATGTTCTATCTTCAAATTTTGTTGCTAAAAGATCTTCATCCCCTTCTTTTATCCAACTCCAATCCACCTCATTGTCTGGAATATCGGTTAGATCGAAGGTTTTATTTGACCAATCTATATTTTTGGGTATCGGCAACCCATCTGGTGGTGAAGGTTGAATAGAAGTTCTCACATAACCATGCATGAATAAAGGTTCTAACCCACCACTAACTAAGTTCGCAAAACACGAACTATTACCCGTTGGTTGAATTGATGTGACGTGAGAATTTCGTATTCCATGCTCTTTTATTAAATTGACAACGCCCCTATCCAACCTTTTTATAAACTCACCTTTAGAGTACCTTTCTTTATCGTACAGAGGGAATGAGCCCTTCTCTTTGGCAAG